AATGTAGTTTCCTGTAGGAATTACCAGTGAACGACCAAGAGCAGAGATGGTTGTAGCGTTTGTGCCATATCCAATCAAACCTGTTCCTGAAACTGTTGCAAGAATTGATTCAGTTGCTGGACCGCCTGCTGCATTCCTAGGAGTAACAACAATAACTGCTGCTGCATCTGTAGATGTTGCCTTTGCTGCATAAACTGAAGCATCTGTTGTTGCACTTGTGACTTCTCCTGCATTTAGGATTGATGTTGTATTTGAAGGAAATGGAGTTATATCCGCTGCCTTCACTGTTACTGTCCAAGATGCTGTTGGTCCATTGACTGGGCTAGTTGTTAAAATCTTAGCCTCATATGTTCCTGCTACTGTTGGAGTGCTCAAAGTTACCAAAAACTTTGCTGTTACATATGTTGGAGTATTAATTGTTGAATTAATATTTGCTAAAACATTACTGCCTGCAATTACTACTGAGGCTGTTGATGTTTCTAGAAGTGATAGGGTTGCAGACTTTGCTGATCCCGCTGGTTGTGAAAACATAGCAGAGATCACTGTTGCAGTGTCTGCTGATGTTTCTGAAATAAATGACAATGTTACTACTGCTGTTGCGGTATCTCCAGCGACCACAACATCTGTTGCTGAGTCAATTGTTAGAGTTGGTGCATTAACAGCAGCACTTGTCGGAAGTGCTGTTAGTACGCCAAAAGACATTGCTGCAGCGATGCCTAGGGCGATTTTTTTAAATGAATTCATTTTGCTCCTTATTTATAATAGATTGAATCTATCCAAATAGTCTTTTACATCATTTGGCATAGGTTTATATTGTATCACATTGTTGTTATTGGTGTCAACCTGCTTAGGTCGATCACTAATAGTATGGACTTCAACCACTTGGTTTTGGTCTTTTGGGGTATGGGATATAGCCCCAAATATTGCCCCACACACTGCATCTGCTAAGTCCTTAGACTTTTTGCGTGGGTGGTCAACTCTATTATTTTTCATAATCTTTAACTGTGTTAGTTCATCAAACAAAAGTTCTATAGATGGCATAGCAAGTCTTTCCTCATATACAAGCATTGCCATATCTTCATAATGTTTCTTGGCAACAGAAACGGTATCAGTTCTCATTCCTACCTGTTTTAATTCATTTTGAATATCAAAGGATTGCCAACGGTCAAATGAAACCATTCCAATATTAAAGCCAAGCCTTCTAAGATTTTGAATCCACTGCTTTACTTCTGAAAGGTTTACTGGGCCCTCTACCTTTGGTTCCCACCATGCTACTGCATCTACTACTACAATTGGTGCTACTTGTTCGTAGTTATTAATTACCTGAATATTTACCCATTTATCTACGTGAGCAATTGCTACCGCACACTTATCGTGCTTTTGTGCAAGGTCAGCATGAACATAATAAACCTTATCTGGATCTGGCTTAAATGATTCGTCAAACCTTTTGAATGTATCTACTGGGTTTCTTAATGTCATACACGATCTTACCTTCTCTGCCTGCTTAAAAAATGCATCAGAGGCAAAGGTTGGAACACAGGCAAAGCGCATCATTGCATCCCCAAGGTCTGTCATAAATGCAATCATAAAGTCATCTATCTTACGAGTAGGGTTTACTTCCCATGTTGGTCTTTTTAGTGCGAATACTCCTGGATATTTATATGAAATGATCTGATCTTCATCCCAGGAAATTTCAAACGAGTTGTCTGGGTTATCTTCTGGAAGTAGTGGGTTAATCGTAAATTTATGTGTTCTTTCTATTACTTCTTTTTCAGCAATAACATCATCATACTTTTCTGAAATAAAATCCCCTGGGTATCTTGGGAATGAAAGTAAAACAACCTTACCTAAGTCAGGGAAACGGGAGTCTACTGATCCACGAAAAGCCTTATAGATATTGTCAGCAGTCTTACCCTGTTCGTTTCCAGTGTTAACTTCAGAAGCAAAACCAGAAATCTCATCAAGAACTGCAAGCAACAAGTTCAAACCCTCATGTGACTCACGCTCTGAGTGACCAGAGTAAACAGTAATTGATTTATCAAACTCAACAGAGTCAGCCTTTGCATAATACTTTCCTATAAACCATGGAGATCTTTCAATTTTAGATTTAAATCCTTTAAAAAAAACATTCTTTGCTTGTTGTGCGTTAATAGCAACGTTAATAAGATCAATAGCATCTCCAGATGGCTTACCAAAATATTTTGCTGGGTCTTTTAAACATAGTAGTTTGTATACAATATATGCACAGGCTACTGTTGATACAAAGTCTTTTCCAGATCCCTTGCCAAGTTGCAAGATAATTTCATTCTTAGTGTATTTATTATAATACTGAGTACCTTTTTCTTCACCAAGCATACTAATTACATCTTCTTTGCGATAGATTTGACTCATCGCCTCAACAATATCATACTGAATATCTGAAAGCGGGGGCTGTCCAAGATAGGCTTCTCCTTCAACAAATGTTTTTGCATCCACAGGGATCTCTTGAAAATGATCATCCTGTAGTGCTTCAAGAAATTCATTGAACATCGTGGACAACTGTAATCACCTCATTGTCTTTTGCAAATGAAGACAACCTACGCATGATTTGGTCACGAATCTCTGGATGCTCAGAAGCAATGTCTTTTAATATTGAAACAAGGATCTCTTGTCTTTTTTCAATTTCCATCATCTCTTCTGCTAACTCTTTATTTTCAAGTAGTCCAGCCTTTTGTAGCATATCAATTCTTTTAGACTCAATATCCATAACAAGTTTAATTCCAGCAGTCTTAGCACTAAGGTTATTAGTCATAGATGCTTCATCAATAACTTCATATGTACGAGATACAAGTTTGCTATAGTGCGTATCTGCTGCTGCAAGCGCTTCTTTGGCACGAGCACGAATAGCATCGTTAGCAGATGCCATAACTTTCCACTCATTGATAAGAGTTACAACTCTTTGTCTTGGTATTGCAAGTTGTTTTGAAATTACCGTAGGATCATTACCCTTAAGGTATTCTTCTACTACCTGATTAACTTGGTCCAGGTGCTTAACTAAATCATCTTCAGTTGACATACTTACCCTCTAATCTATTAATTTCATCTTTTATGTAGAAGATTGCCTTCTCAAGATCTTGAATTGTTTTTGACTCATCTTTGATTCCTGCTCTCCATAAATACTTAAAAGCATTACCGATATTGAAGTTACGGTGACGAGTAATTTGAATGCATTCTACTCCAGATGGGTCTGTTGTGTAGTGTGTTGGATGATTAACTTGGTCAACTGTTATGTTTAAATTTTCACTCATCGTCTTCCTCCCAGTCAAATGAATCAGGTATCACCTTAAGTATAGCAGTTGCATATGCAAAACCTACTGCTGTTATTAATGATAAAACAAATAGTAAATATTTTACTTTTTTCATCGCCGTGATTTCCTTAATCCAAATTTAGCAAGGTAAACATAAACAGTCTCTACTGTACATCCACATTCCTTAGCAATCTCTTCTGGAGACTTTTTATCTACAAGATAGCGCTTACGCATAAAAACCTCACTTGTATATAGTTTAGCACCCACGGTATTAATTGTCAACTCCTTTCTCAAAAATGTCATAGTTATAGGCATTTGAATCCTCTAAGACCCACTTGTCATAACTTTCAACATCCCATTTATTTGTATTGACAAGCCTGTGAAGTAATAGGCTTTGTTTTGTTACAAATGATGGCTCATATAGTTTAACTCGATTGTTAGGTTGAATAGCAAAGTTTCCGTCATCTCTTTGAATTACATGCCCACATTTGTGCTGGCCTGGATTTTCAGAATATCCATCGTCTAAAATATTTGAATCTGGGTTATGCCAGTCAAGAGTAAATAAATACTTTCCAGGAACATTTTCTTTTTCTCTGTTAAGATAAGACATTCTCATGTTGACTAAGTTTTGAAACTTAGTTACAGCCACATGTGAAGAAAATGAATTCCATAGGACAAGGTTATAGATAGGCTCTTCAGGGACTCCTGGCTTAGTACAAAAGGCATTGATTGGCATTCTCCACCATAGACCGCCATCTTCCATTAAGAAATGAAACAGTGGACTTCTTCCTTTAACACTTGAAACTCCAAATATAACGCATGGGAAATACTGATCGTGACTATCTTCCTGATCTCTTAAAAAGTTTCCACGTACGTAGCATTCTATCGGTGGGATGTTTGCATTTAACTCTGGCATTATTCAGTTCCTCCTACTGCCTTATTCCAATTTTTCATTGCCCAATGACCAATTCCACAGGCATCTGCAATATCATTATCATCTATATTTCTATCATATTGCATATTGATAAACTTAATTGTTCTTTGTTTCCTTAGTTCTCTTTCATGTGTTTTAAGCCATGACTCTGACTTCCCTGGATTTTGTGACTTAATAAATAGTTTCTCATCTTTAGATATCTTTTTGTTTCCAATAAAGTTTTGCCAAGTTATTGGGGCTACTTTACCTATTACCTTGGTTCCTGTCTGTCCTGCTGATCCAAGGATTGCACCCTGAACTAATGCAAGGTCAGCAGCAGTTTTAGGACTATTCATAAATACTGTGTGCTCAATCACTATTGCCTCAAAGCCACCATAATAGTCAAGAAAAAGTTTAACCTTTTGCCCTGCATCCATAACCTTTTCGTAAGTATCTTTTCCTTTAAATGTAATTTTTCCTACCACTCCCAAAGTTTTTTGTTGGGTATCAAAAATAGCAAAGGCAAGACTATTAGTGCTTGCATCAATAGCACAAATAGTATTTGGGATTTTTGTCCCTATTGCCTCTGCTAGTTTCATTTTAAATTATCCTTAATTGCTTTAAGCGCTTTTGCTACATCGGATGGATTTACATTACACTTTGCACAAAGACTTTCATCATTGTATATTGATAAAGCCTTTTTACAAGATTTGCAATTTCTTTCCTTGCCTTTTCTTTTTTGTCTTCTAGAAATTATATACCTTGCAGCAATTTTTTCTTTTGTCGACAGTTCTCTACATTCTGGTGAACAGTATATTTGATAAACTATATCTGTTTCAAACTTTTTATCACACCATTGACAATGTTTCATCTATCGGCTCCATGGACTTTAGTTTAAAGTCTCCCTTACCAGCCTCTGCACATGCCTTTTTAACTGGACATGATTTGCAAATTTTTGAATTTGAGCGATAGTTCTTTTCAGGAAGGGTTCTGTCGACCCATGCCTTACGAACTGATCTCATCCATTCAAACGTCTGGTCTACCCACCGACGATAATAATCATTTACTTCTACTGGAAGAATAAGCAGTTCATGGTTGTTTTTGTTCTCGTAAATAAGAACTGCTTTAGGCTTCTTAAGAATTTTCATATAGATAAGTAACTGGACCAAGTGACCAGTCTTTGGTTTATTATGTGCTTTGCGATATTCAAATCCTTCATTCATCATTGTTTTAATTTCACCAAGGAGTTCTTCTCCCTGCCAATTAACAATAACATCTCCATAACCAAAGATCGGTGGATCAGAGTGAGTAATCTTAAACTCTGAATCTACAAGGAAACCATCTGGTACGTTACCCATTGCTTCCTGAATTCTTTCGTGAGACTTGGTTCCTGCAGTCATATTTGCTGCGCTGTATGGAGTTGCGTCGTCCTCAAACATTTGTCCATCAAATGCTAAATACCAATATCTTGGGCACTCTCCGTGTCCATAGGCAATAGTAGAAGGCGCAAAAGTTTTCTTCTGAGTCTGCTTATCAATGCGATTAACAATATATCCAGACTGAATTTTTTCAGTCAAACCAGCCACATCTATTGGATGTGTTGGTGCCTTTTCTTGCTTAACCATAATTTGTTGCAATAAACTTTTTGTCATATTTTACTCGTTTCTATTAGTATAAGTATAGCATATTAGCGAGTAATATACTTTAGCGCAGATACTAAATTGTTTAACGACTCTGCTGCCGTGTAGTAAATATTCTTCTTTCCACGATCTGATTTGTCTACATTTGCCATCCATGTGGCTTTAAATGCCATCTTTGCAGCAATTGCCTGAAGCCTTACAATCTCTACGTGAGCCACATTGATTGGAATATCTGGCTTAATAATTAGTTTAGCAATCATAGTGAGTGCAACTGTAAGTTCTTCATCCTGCAT